CTCAACTTAGGACCAGCAAACAGTAGTTCTAAATTGGGATTCAACGTTTGTCCAGTTTCTCTAGTGATAAATTGTGCTGGATCAACATTGATATTTACTTGAGAAAGAGCAAATTTAGCGATAGCAGCAGATAATGCAGTTTGGGCATTTGCACTACGCCCTGTTGCTTTTGCTAAAGCGTTGAGACCACCAACTCCTGTTGTGATAGCACTCAAAATAGCGGTTAGAACGTTGTTCGGTTTACTCAAACCTTCTTTGGCTATTTTGTTTGCAGCAAAAAATGCTGCTGCCTCAACCGGGTTTGCAGTGGCACCACCCCAGTCAACGCCATTACTAACGTTCAAATCATTTGGAATTGGTAATTTGACAATACCAATAAATTTGGATAGATTGCTATTTCTTGTTAGTCCTGCATTTAGAACGTTATCGATCGGATTATTAGCACTACTCAGTTGATCTTGTTGAGGTGGTTTATATGTAAACCTTTCAATTCTAATATAGTCGTTACCTTCTTTTATTGCACCATCTTCGCTGTTACTGTATAGAGCATCTACTGGATATGAAAGGTTTACGATTTTATCCGCTTTAGCTGATGGAATTGGCGTAGCGGGTGCATCTTCAGATTCAGTTACCGCCAGTTGTTGAGATGTCTTTGCTCTACTACCGATTGGAATAGGACTTGACCCCAGTAGTGAGTTTACGAGTTGATCGCCATATGGGGGATTTGCTGGATCCGACAAAGATCTTGCAAATCTTTTTAGATTTTGTATGGGTCTTCCCGATGCATCTATTTGCAAGAGATTGCCAAGACCTACTCTATCTAATGCTTGTTTGAGATCCGTTGTTCTTTTAGGAGAACTCGAATCTGCTGCTTCCGCCATGCTGTCAATGGCAGCAATGTATCCATTCTTTGCAGAATTAGTCGATAGGACCTGTGTGAACTCTGCATCAGTTTTGCCTAAATTTTGACCAGTAGTTTTATTTTGCAGACTCAAGACCTGTGCAAAATTTGTATCTGCCATATCAGCAGATAGTAGCATTCGATAATCGTTGCCGTTTACGGTAATTTTTTGCGCCCCATTGGTTGCAGTACATTTACTTCTATAAATGCAAGTAGGAACCTGTACAGGAACGTTTGAACTAGGATTTCGTATTGGATTGCGTGGTGCTGATGAAGATGTCATATTCTAATCCTTATAAAATCCTTTTCGATATACAGTGGAGGGACTAATATCAATCTCAATAGCACCAAGGTCTCTAACAAATTGCTCAGAGTCGAGTGCTACTGCTTTACCCCACTCTTCCATCGAAATTTGAAGAAATGGACTATTTACATATGATTTTAGGTATTTATGATAACCCCTGAGACGTGTAAAATCACTACCTGCATCAATATATCGTATCAACGACTCTCTGTTTGCTGGTGGGTGATAATGTAAGTTGATTCCATAGAAAATATTTCTACCTTCTCTTGCTACCACATAACACAAAGGATTTCTGTCGTAGTATGGTAGTTTCAAGGCAGTTTTTGCCGTATAGTGAAACAATGAAATAGACCCTGGGGCAGGTTCACTCACTAAAGTAGATTGTGGAAATTCATCTCTAAATTCCAAGTTCCTTCTCCGTCATTACTTGAAATTCCCACTTTCGGTCAGCACAAAATTCTTCTGCTGCTTTCCATTTTGCTAAATTCTTGGCATATTCTAGAGATTCGTAGATGTGCTTCTTGGTTCTCCTTTTTGTGGTTGGAGGGGCACATTGTTTAGCAGGTTTTACTTCAATAACCTTCTCTACTATCTGACCATGCACATTTTTATATTTGATGTAGAAGTCTGGAAAATATCTGCGAACTTTTCTTGTGGTCGGATCAAAGTATGGGATATGAAATTCTTCAGATGCCCATTGTAGGATTGACTCCTTTCTGTCACAATATACCATAAACTTACGCTCCCACAATGAGCGATAGATTATGTTCCTAGAATCCCCTTTATACTTTTTGGGATTTGATGGTCTATAGCGACCTTGATAGGACATACATAGTATAACGACCATAGTATATTTAGATAGGGATGGCAAAGCCCAGCGGATTAGACAGAGCAATTTTGACGACCAATGATATTATCAGTGGTTCCTCAAAAAATGGAGCGTTGAATCCTGCGTTCAACAATCAATATGATGTCTCTATCAATTTTGGAGATGGTGAAGGTGGAGCGTTATTGGCATATGTCAAAAAATACGATAGGAATGGACGAGGTGATCCTGGTCAATTCTTAGCAATGCATTGTTCTGAGGCATTGTTGCCGGGTTCTCAGATTCAAACTTCTAAAGTCGATGGACTCCGCCAAGGATTGTCTCAAGACTTTGCAATGTACCGCAGATATCCCGATATCAACTTGACTTGGTATACAACCCAAGATTATTTTACTAATGATGTTTTCAATGCTTGGATGGAGTTTATTTCCCCCATTCAAATCGGATCAAAACCCAAAGCAGATAAGAAAAGTCGGCTAAGTGCAAGAAATGCTGGTCGTAGATTGCAATACCCCAACAGTTACAAGTGTGGTATGCAGATTACTTCTATGTCAAGGGATGGTGGTAATCAGTTTATTACTTACCATATTGAAAGAGCATTCCCAACCAATATTATCGCCGCTCCTCTTGCATATGGCAAGGCAGAACTAATCAAGACTACAGTAAGCTTCAAATACGAAAATTACTTTATTGAAACTCGTGGAGTTGGAACTGTCAAAGAATCTCCTATTCCACCAACAGGGGCAGAAACAGCGGATGACGAAGCAGCAAAGCCTGAACGTCCTGATGGTCCCATTAGATTACCGGTGATTCCTTTCCAAGAGGCTCTTAGTACTGTACAAAATCTAGGAAACGTTGCAAACCTTGGATCTCAGTTTCTAAATCTCCTCTAAATAAAGTTACTGAATTGAATAATTATGCCATTACCAAAGGTCGTAGCGCCTACTTTTGAAGTTACTCTGCTTTCCACTGGCAAACCCGTCAAATATCGTCCGTTTCTTGTCAAGGAAGAAAAAGCACTTTTGATTGCTCTAGAAAGTGGTAATCAAAAAGACATTATTTCTACAGTAAAGGAAGTTTTGAAAGCATGTGTACTCTCACGTGTCAAAATTGAAACTTTGCCTAGTTTTGATCTTGAATATTTGTTTTTGAATATTCGGGGCAAATCTGTTGGAGAGACTGTTGATCTGTTGATTACTTGTGATGATGATCCTGAGACTCAGGTTCCTTTGCAGATTCATATGTCAGACATTGGTCTTGATGTACCTGATAACCACACAGATAAAATTGATCTTGGTGGAGGAATCGGTATTCAACTAAAGTATCCTTCCATGAATGAGTTTATGGAACAGAACTTTACTGTTGATACCACAGAAAAAGCAAAGATTGATGATGCTTTCAAAGCAGTTGCAAAGTGTGTAGATACTATCTACACAGAAGACGAAGCGTGGGCAGCATCAGATTGTACCCAATCTGAAATTGTCAAGTTTATTGAGCAACTTAGTTCTCAGCAATTCAAAAAAATTGAAGAGTACTTTGAGACAATGCCTCGTTTGAAATATGAGGGTAGTGTCAAAAATCCTAACACAGGAGTAGAAACTAAAGTTGTTATTGAGGGTATGGCAAATTTTTTCGGATAATGATGTACCATACGACGATTGATGCACATATGGAAGTAAACTTTGCATTGTTGCAGCATCATCATTGGTCGCTAAGTGATATTGAAAGTCTTATACCATGGGAACGAGAGGTATATGTAAAATACCTGTCAAACTTCTTAGAAAAGCAAAAGTTAGAGATACAAAACGCTAATGGATAGCAACACCGTCACAGCAGTAACACCCTTACTTGCTCCTATACAGAGCGAGGTAAGTCGTGCACAAGAAACTGCTGACTCGGTTGTTGATAATCAGACTAAGGTAACTAGAAGACTTGGTAGCATTCTCCTGGATATGGAGAGAATGGATGCCAGCATGAAGGCTACCCGTAGGGAACTTCAGAAAGATATTAGACTAAGACGAAGAGAACTGAATAGAGAAGCTAAAATTGTCAAAAAAGATCAAAAAAACCTAGAACTACTGAAGACTAGTTTCTTTGGTATCAGGGATTTTATTGGCAAGGTATCATTTGTTTCTGCAATCCTCAACCTTCTAAAGGGTGACTTTGGTAATGCTGCTGTTGATGCTGGCACTGCCGCACTTTCTTATCTCCCAGAGATAGCAGGAGGGGTTGCCACTATACTCGGCATCAAAGCGGTTTCTGGTGGTAATAGAGGTGGAGGAAGGTTACCCCAAGGTGGTGTAAGAGCAGGAGGTGCAATGCCTCGTGGAGGTAGAATGGGTGGAGGACGTGCTGGTGGTATCATGGCACTACTTGCTCTAGGGGCAATGGCGCTTGGTTCCCTGTCCGGTGGACAACAATCTGATCAAAAACGTGGGCAACTCCTGAGAGAAGGAATTGCAGGCGAGAATCTTATCAATCAAGGTGATGTTGAAAGATTTGGATCAATATCTAGAAGATTTAGTAGAGCTTTAGATAGATTTGCTGAATTGACGTTGGGAGAAGATAAAAAAGATGAATCTTCCGGGAAAGCAAAACCCGGAGAAGAGGATAAGACTACCAATCAGAATTCAGATGGAGACAGAGATCCTTATCAGAACCCGGAAGGAACCAGAATAACTGGTAATGCTGATCAAACCGAAGCGTTCAAGAGTGGATTGCTTACTGGACCTGAGGAAGCTATTGGTATGACACCTACCCGTGATGGTAGAAATTCATATCATGTAGATACGAAATTCAATAAAGATCTTCCGATGGAAGATGTTGTCAAAATGATGGATCAACTTGCAGCAGGATATGAAGCGCAAGGTAGAACAATAGAGATGTCAAATAAGGCAGTAGCAGGTAGAAGATATAGTACTGATATGACTTATGATGAGAAAGTAAAACTACTAAACGATAGTTTTGCTGCTCATTCACATAGTTTACACAGTGACTTCAATAGTATTGATTACTACATCAATAAAGCGAGTGAAGATCGTTTTGGTGACAGTGCTGAAAATGCTGAAATATTGGTGCCAACTTATGGAGGAAAATCCTTAGTATATAATGAGAGTGCAGGTTATGGTGCATCTGTTCAAACTAGAGATGCTAGTGGTAGGATAATTACTAAAACTGGACATGGTGATGATAAAAAGTTCGACATGCCCTTGGGCGGTCTTGTTTTTGATATTTCTCCTACATCAGTAAAACCTCGTTCACAGCAAGTCGATGATGTTCTACCTGAGAATTATTCTCCTGCTAATATTGAACCTCCATCATTAGAGACTGAAGAAACTTCAACAGGAGAGGATTTGCAATCATCATTGACAATCCCTCTGAGTACGGATGTGGCATCGGCAACTCCTCCACCAACACCCATTCAAGGTGCTGCTGCTCCCCCAAGTAATGCAGAAGTAAGAGTAGAAGCAGTTTCTTTTAGTGGTACTGGTAATGCTATCGCGAATTTGAGTCTTCTGTCTAATTACAATTCCCCATCTTTGTTGGTAACGTAATATGCAGAATATTGTAGCAGTATCTCAACTAATAATTCGCCGTAATCAAGTTGTTCACCAAGGTGAGCAGAGGAACCTTGCCGCGAGAGAAAAACTTTCTAAAAAAAGAGAGGAAGTTTATTCAAGTTTTAGGAAAGATCTAAAAAAAGCAAAGGAAGATCAGAAGAATCCATTTTCTCCTGGTTCTTTATTAGGCACTCTTGGACTGGGTGCTGCGGGTGCTGGTCTTCTTCGTAAAATTAGAGGTGGTCGTGGTGGTCCTGGTGGTCGTCCTGGCCGCGGCGGTCGTCCTGGTCCTGGTGGTGGTAGAGTAAAACCTGGAAACAGAATTGTTCCTGGACCTAGGAGCAGAGTTCCTGGTAGGGGTGGTTTGCGTGGTGGTCTGCGAATGGGCAGATTCAACGCTGTTGCCACTACAGCATTGACTGGTGTTGATTATGGAATGAGACTGTCAGAGGGTCAGACCCAAACACAGGCAGTTAGTGGTGCACTTAGCACAACAGCAGGTGGTTTGGCAGGTATGGCTGCTGGTGCCAAAGGTGGTGCTTTACTTGGTGGATCTATTGGTGCACTCTTTGGTGGAGTGGGTGCTGTTCCTGGTGCTGCTATTGGTGGTGTTCTGGGTGGTCTGCTTGGCAGTTTTACTGGAGCATCTCTAGGTGCCAACATTTCAGATAGTCTTACTGGTGTCGGGCAGAGTGCAGATAAACGTAGACAATTAGAGATTCAAAAAGCTAAACTATCTGGACCCACTAAAATGAAGGGGTCAAATGATGATTATGATGAAGCAATTACTAAGTTAGAAAATCTTCTGTTTGGAGAGGTTGATGAAGGACTTGATTCTACTGGTCTTCCCCTAGTCTTCGTCGGATTAGAAGCGGAAAAACCTAAAGGAGACCCCCCTGCGGATCCCAGTGGAGAGACTGCATCAAAACCAACACCTGAGAGACCACCTTCTTTTCAGGAGAAGTTAGCAGCAATACAAAGGAAAGCAATTCCGGCAGAAGTTGGGAATTTTATTCCTGACATGAGAAAAGCATTTGTTGATAGTGGTGGGGAGACTCAAACGGTAGATACTCCTTATGGTCGGTTGATTATGTCCCGGCGTCCGGGAATATTTGATCCCAATAGGTCTCTTCCTAAATTCCGGTTTATTTCTAATGAAGAAACTGCACTTCGTAGGGAATATACACAGAAGACCCTTGATAATCCATTCATAGGTGGTTTCCTTGTCGCACAAGACGTACTCAATCAGTTACCTATTACTGGTAGTATGATTCGAGGAATGACTCGACCAAGAGGTAATGTCAGAGGAAGTGGATCTCTCAACACTAGAGTAGTTGATCCTAAACTAAAACCACCACAATTCCAAGTGCCATCTGCCCAAACTCGGCGCACTATGGACACAATTTTTGGTAAACCACAAAGAGCGCCAAAAACAACTCGACCTCAAGTTCCTGATGAGAAACCTACTACCAGTAGGAGTGGGAGTGGGTATGATGATCTTTTCAATGCAATGCAAAATGCACCGATGGGTAAAAGGGAAGCATTGTCAAATATGTTTACTAGATTCCGAGGCAGACTTGATGCAATAAGAGATTCATTCCGTGACAAAGGACGGGGAGTTGATAATATCAGAGCTGAAAGAGGTGCGGATCAAATAAGAAGGGACATTCAAGGACCCCTTTCTGAAACTAGGGCAAAAGAGGCACAACAGTCTGGAAGTGGGTTGATGAGAAACTTCTTAGATCGCATCAATCCTTTTTCAAAGTCTAAAACTGGTGGTGGTACTGATTTCAATAGTATTATTGCACCATTATTGTTGTTGCCAGAACTGCTATTCAAACCCCAAGAAATGGTAGAACAAGGTGGAGGACAGGAACAGGCATCTGAATCATCTGACGATCCAGTAACTCTCCCCTTTGCTGCTTTTGGTACCAATAAATATGGAATAGACACCTATTCTTATCTGGACATTCTAAAATAATGAAGAATAGGAACAA